CACGGATGCTTCGCTGCGCTCAGCATGACAGGAGTGCCGCGGAGGTGTGTGATGCCTGTTTTAACGTTAGAATGCCCAGAATGCGGACACAGGTTCCAGGGATTAGTCCTGGTGGGAACACGCCCGCCGGAGGAATGGGTCTGTTCCAAATGCGGCAGTAGGAAGGCAGAAGTTGTACCTGATAAAGAACCCGTTCCACATCCCTGGGAAGGAGAACACGGTGCTGGTCTCTGCCCGTGTTGCAACTGAGGATACATCATGCGGTTGAAAGACAAAGTAGCAATTATTACTGGGGGAGGCTCCGGTTTCGGCGAAATCACAGCACGCTTATTCGCCAACGAAGGCGCAGCGGTAATGCTTGCGGATATCAACGGCCCCGCGGCGGCAGCGGTTGCGGAATCGATCAACAAGGAAGGCGGTCGTGCCATCTGGGCAAAGACTGATGTAAGCTCCGCTTCAAGTGTCGAGGCAATGGTTCAAGCAACCCTGAGTGACTTCGAGCGAATAGATATTCTTTTTAACAACGCGGGCATTGAATCCTTCGGTACGGTCATCGAGTCCGATGAAGCAACGTGGGAAAGCACATTCGCCGTCCATGTGCGTGGCGCTTTCCTGTGTTCGAAGTACGCTCTTCCGGCCATGATCGACAGTGGACGCGGAGGTGTGGTCATTAATGTTTCGTCGGTTGCCGGTCTTGTTGGACTGCAGCACATGTCTGCCTACTCCGCAGCCAAGGGAGCTATTATCAGTCTCACTCGCGCAATGGCTGCCGACTTTGCGCAGTATGGCATCCGTGTTAATTGCATCGCTCCAGGTACAACGATGACACCCTTGGGCCAACGATTGATTGAGAACGATACTCCAGAAAGGCTGGCTCAAAGGCTGAGTCGCTACCCCCTTGGCCGATTTGGACAGCCTGAAGAAATCGCGCGTTCTGTACTGTTCTTAGCTTCGGATGATAGCTCGTATGCGACAGGCATGTGCCTGGTTATTGATGGCGGATTAACCAGCGTTTAGGGGCGATTACCAGTAATCGCCCGTCTTGCCGGCGCCGAGATATGGATGGTTACAAGTCAGGAACCCGCCCCCTGGAAGGGGGCAGGCTTGCTCATTTAGGTGAGCGAGCCTCACTCTTGACCAGTCTCAGTCACCAGTCTCCGTGAGACTGACGGGGCTCCGTTCGGGAAGAAATTAGGTACGTTGGGATGCTTCACCAGTCCCAACCGCTACGGGAGTACGTTAAACAGGGCGACGGGGTAAACCTGGTGCGTGCTCCGTTAAACCTTCCACGAACATTGACGAGGTGAGCATTACCCGTGTAAACGGAGGCCCTCACGGGCAAAACAGGATCAGGTATGAGTAAGGTGTTTGTCTTAGATACCCATAAACAGCCCTTGAACCCGCTGCATCCGGGGCGTGCCCGCCTGCTCTTGAAACAAGGCAAGGCCGCGGTCTATCGCAGGTATCCCTTCACGCTGATTCTCAAGCGTGCCGTGGAGCAGCCTCATCTTGAGCCTCTTCGCGTCAAGATTGATCCGGGGAGCAAAACTAGCGGCATCGCCCTCGTCAATGATGCAAGCTCCGAAGTGGTGTGGGCAGCGGAACTGATGCATCGAGGAGAGCAGATCAAGCGGGACATGGACAAACGTCGTGCGGTGCGCAAGAGCAGGAGGCAGCGCAAAACTCGCTACCGCCAACCGCGCTTCGACAATCGCCGCAAAGGAAAAGGGACGCTCCCGCCGTCGCTCGAGAGTCGCGTGTGTAACCTGGTCACCTGGGTTCGTCGCCTCATGCGCCTCTGCCCGCTCAGCGCCATGAGTCAAGAACTCGTTCGCTTCGATACCCAGGCCTTAGAGAATCCAGACATCGAAGGTGTGCAGTACCAACAAGGCACCCTGGCGGGCTACGAGGTGAGAGAGTATGTGCTGCTGAAGTGCAATCACCAATGTAGCTACTGTGACGGACGCTCAGTCCCGCTCGAACTCGATCATCTCCACCCACGCAGCAAACTCGGTTCCAATCGAGTCAGCAATCTCGTGGCGGCGTGCAAGCCGTGCAACCAGCGCAAGGGCAACCAGGACATTCGTGAGTTCCTCAAGGAGCAGCCTGACCGATTGGGGCGCATCCTGGCTCAGGCCAAGACGCCGTTACGGGATGCAGCGGCGGTGAATGCGACGCGATGGGCATTGTATGAGCGCCTCAAGGCGTTCGGTCTGCCCGTGGAGTGCGGTAGCGGCGGCTTAACCAAGTTCAACCGCATCACTCGTGACTTACCGAAGACGCACTGGCTCGACGCGGCCTGCGTTGGGAGGAGCACACCGGAGGAGTTCGTCATCAAGCACGTCGTGCCGCTGCGCATCACGGCGACGGGGCACGGCTCAAGACAAATGTGCCTCATGGACGAGCATGGGTTCCCGCGCACGAAGCCTAAGGGAGCCAAGCGCGTCAAAGGCTTCCAGACGGGCGACCTGGTGCGTGCCGTGGTGACCAGCGGGAGCAAGCAAGGCACTTATGTGGGCAAGGTGGCTGTGCGTAGGCGCGGGGCCTCCAACATTAAGACGGTGCAAGGGACCGTCACCGATATTCATTATCGTTTCTGTACGAGAGTTTCTCGTAGCGATGGGTATA